ATGATTAGTTCTGCTAGTCATCAGGATAAGACTCTTAAATTTTTAGAGAGTCCAATCTTTGTTAAGAGAACTGAATTAATATTTCCATTAAGAAAGAACTCTACTATTTGGGGAATAAGTTATTCTGAAATGCGAACTTTAGTGTTAAGACTTAAAAGACGAGGTATGATCAGCACTCGTTTGCACCAGCTACAGCCCACCAACAACCACCCTAGCCGAAAAATAACGATTATAAGTGTACTTAACTATGACAAATTTCAGTATGTAGATGACAAACAACCACCTACAGACCACCTATCGCCTCATACTAATAAACAGCTTATGAATAAACAAGTATTAACTAGTGAGATTAAAAAGTCTAGCAAGGTAGATTATGAAAAAGTAGGAGAAGAAGGTCATTACAATATATTACGAAAGGATAACAAAAGGTATTTGAAACATAAATTCAAAGATGAACCAATCAAAGCCTACTAATGAAAGCAATACTCCGAATTTTTAAATATTGCAGATTAAGAATAATTGCTTTAAGTATTGAGAATAGGCAGCTAAAATTACAAATTGAATATTTAAGGGCAGTATTAAATCAAGACGATAATACAAAACATTAAATGGTTAAGAAAAAGACACAGTTTAGACACATTTCAATAAATACAAAGAAGTATTATTTCTATGAGATAAAATGGTTAGATATACTTGGCGACTCTGGTCATGCTAATGTAAAAGAATTTGAGTCTATGAAACCAGCTATAATGATAACTAACGCATATATCTTTAGTAAAGACAAAGAACATTTAAAAACTTTTGCTTCTTACGATCAGAATGAAGAATCTTTTAGTGATAGAAATGTCTTTCCTATTGGTTGCATTAAACATATGAAAAAGATAGAAATATAAAATTATGAAAATAGAAATAGCAGATATAAGTTCAATAAAACCTTACGAAAATAACCCAAGAAAATTATCAGAAAAAGCAATAGAAACTGTTGCCATGTCATTAAAAGAATATGGCTTTAGACAACCTATTGTAGTTGATAAAGATAGAATTATTGTTGTAGGACACACTAGGTTTAGGGCTAGTAAAAAATTAGGGTTTAAAGAAGTACCAATTACTATTGCTGACAATCTTACACCTGAACAAATAAACGCATATAGAATAGCTGATAATAGAACTAGCGAAGAATCCGAATGGGACAGTGAATTACTTAAAATGGAGTTAAAAGAATTAGATTTAAAAGATTTTGATTTAGAATTAACAGGATTTAATGAAGATCAATTAAATAGTCTTTTATTTGAAGAAGAAGAGGGTTTAACTGATGAAAATGCAGTACCTGAACTTCCTGAAGAACCTATATCTAAATTAGGAGATATTTGGAAAATGGGTAATCATAAATTAATCTGTGGAGATAGTACAATCTTAACTACTTTAGAAAAAATATTTGGAGATAGTAAAGCTGATTTATTAATGACAGACCCTCCTTATAATGTAGATTATGAAAGTAAATCCACAGGAATGAAAATTCAAAATGACAATAAAAGTGATGATGATTTTTTACAGTTTTTAACTGATGCTTTTAATAATGCTGCTATTAATCTCAAATTAGGGTGTTCATTTTATATATTTCACAGTGATTGGTTTGGATTAGAATTTAGACAATCAATTAAAAATTCTGATCTAGAATTAAAACAAAACTTAATCTGGCAGAAAAATGCTTTAGTTATGGGTAGACAAGATTATCAATGGCAGCATGAACCTTGTTTATATGGTTGGAAGAGAGGTAGTTCTCATAGTTGGTATTCAGATAGAAAACAAACTACTATCATAAAATTTGATAAACCCACAAAATCTAAATTACACCCTACAATGAAACCAGTAGGATTAATTGAGTATTTAATTAAAAACAGTTCTAAACAAGAAGATATTATATTAGACCCATTTTTAGGAAGTGGAACTACATTGATGGCTTGTGAAAAACAAAGTAGAATATGCTATGGTGTAGAACTAGACCCAAAATACTGTGATGTAATAGTTAAAAGATGGGAAGATTTCACAGGCTTAAAAGCAGAGTTGGAAAATGGACAAAATTAAGGCAAATACAACAGAAAAAAGGCAAGGTGCTGGAAGACCTAAAATAGTGGTCGATATAGAAATCTTAAAGAATCTAGCTTCTATTGGGTGTCCTGACTATGAAATAGCTAGTGTATTAAATATATCTCCTAAAACACTTAAAAGAAATTATGCACATATTGTAGAGGAGTTTAAAGAGAAGGGAAAAGCTAGTTTAAGAAAGAAGATGTGGGATAAGGCAGTTAAAAAAGATAATACTCATATGCAAATCTGGTTAAGTAAAAATTACTTGGGAATGCGTGATAGAACTCAAACAGAAACTATTAACGAACCTTTACCATTAATTATAGATGTTAAGGCAGAAGATGTATAATGGCTAAACAGAACTTTACATATTATGTTAAACGAGATCAGAATAAAAAAAGACCTCAAAGACATAAAAAGACTTTAAATAAAAGCGAGAAAAGAAATAAGAAACTAACAAGGTATAAAGGACAAGGCAGATGAGAGATAATAAAGTTATAGAATCCTATTTAAAAAAGCATTGGAAAAAGATTCAAGAGATGATGTTATTTAAGAATCTTAAAAAAGAAGTTCAGATAGGTGCTAATGGAACACTAGGATATGTAATAAAAGAAGGTATAAACAAAGGTAAAAAAGCTAACAAATAAAGGGAGATAGATATGGATATAGGAGAGAATACTTTTTTAAAGTTAAGACAACAAAGAGATCAAGCTAGAGCAGAGTGCGATCAAGCAAGGATTCAAAGAGATGTAGCTTTAAGAAAATTAAACAAAGCATTAGAAGTAATTAAAGATCAAAGAAAACTAATAGAGAATGACAAAAACACTAATAATATTAATACTACTATTTGATGGAACTCTTACAAAAGAGATAATTCTTTTCCCAATAGAAGCAACAATAAATGATTGTTTTAATTATGCTAGAATGTATATCGAAACTGTATCAACTCATAGCTGGACAGACCCTAGAGGTCATGGTCATTATCTAAATAATGGTACTGGTACTATTCAGGGTTTTATTTGTTCAAAATAAATTCATAATATGATAAAAGATTATTATGAGGTTAGTTATGAACTATTATTTTACAGGGCTATTGATTGTATTAATGTGCTTATTAGCACTATTTGTTAAACCAGCTTATTCAGGTTCTACTCAAACTAATACAACTGGAAGTAATACAGCAATCGAGGGTGGATATACTGGTGGTGCAACCACTTACGAATCAGGAAGTACATCAACTGCAACTACAAATTCTACATCAACATCTAATATGAAATCAGCACCTTATACTGCTAATGCACCATCATTTTCTGCTCAATCGCAAGATGTATGTGCTACTGGTGCTAGTGTTGGTATGCAGACATTTGGACTTGGTATATCAGGTGGAAAAACATTTAGAGATATGAACTGTGAAAGAATTAAATTAGCTAAAGTATTATATGACTTTGGAATGAAAGTAGGAAGTGTAGCTTTATTATGTCAAGATGAACGAGTCTTTGAAGCTATGATTAATGCTGGAACTCCTTGTCCGATAGATGGTCAGATAGGTAAAAATGCTATGGCAATATGGCAGAAGTACGACTTTGAAAGACCTGACTATAAAACTTATGTTAAACGAATGAAGAAAAGAGATAAGATAGATCAATCAATTCAAATAATAGAATTGAAAAAAATAGAGTCTAATGACAAGAAAAACTAATACATTATTAATAGGATTATTAGGTACAGTATTAATGGGATTAGCAACTTGGGTTGTTATTACATTAGTTGAAATTCAAGTAATCGTTATGATGCTGCAACAAGAACTTATGGATTTAGATAAAGTGATAGGTAGAATATATCATCATATGGATAGGTTAGCTAAATGAGATGGTGGGGTTACATATTACTAGGTGGATTTGTTTGGTTAATGCTAACTTGGTTTGCTAGTTCAGTAGGATTAGCAGAAGATAATGATACAGCATTTACTACAAACATATTACCCAATGCTGGAACAACTACATCAAGTTTAACTAATTCAACTTTAGATGGAGTACAATCTGGTTCAACTGGTGCATTAACTAATAACTCAACACATAATGGATTTACTATTACTTGTGAAACCGAAGTATCAAATGCTTGTGGTGCTGCCTTTAATGGAGAGTTAGAAGCATCACAGGACATGACAGTTACAGATTCTGGAAGGTTAGTTGGTATAGAAGGAGATAGCACACCAGATGGTGTTACTCATACATCAACACAAATAAAACTTAATGGTGGAATAAATTTAAACAGTTCTATATCAGTACAAAACTGTGAGTGGAATCAATCAGCTTTTAAATGTGGTTCTTCTGATGGTGCAGTTGATAGTTATACTGTTACAATGAAAGTATTAGATGCAGATGAAAATGTATTAGCTTCATCTACTCAAATAAGAACAACAGATGCTGGTTACAATCTTAATGCACGATCATTTGACGACAGCTTACATTACAACGGAGTCCATGCTAATAAATATGAGTGGTCATGGACAGGAGTAGATGGTTCAGAAAGTACAAGTGTAGCATTAAGAGGTACAAACTTATTAGGTGCTGAATTAGAATTAGATTTTCCAACAGAAGATTATGAACCATTAAGCACAGCAGAAATTAAAAGTATTAATGAATCTTTAGGTACTACTAATCTTACTGAATCTGAAATATGGAATGTAGTATCAGGACTTGAAGAAAGTATTAGTGAAAAACTTAATTTAGAAACTGGTGGGTCAGTAGTTAGTGTAGAATTAAATGAAGAAACAATGGAAGTTACTGTCTATACTGCTAAAGCAGCAACTGTTAAAGAAGTAGCTAAAGTTCAAGAGGTAGTTCAGACTATGACTAAAACTAAAACAGTTGAAACTATGAAGAAAGAAGTAATAGCAGAGGTTATGAAAGAAGCTGCTAAAGAAGAACCTAAAGAAGCTATTAAAGAAGAATCTACTATTGTTGCTGCAAAGCCTAAAGAAGAAACTAAAACTACAACTGTTGCTACTAAAGAAGAATCCACTAAAGAAAAGAAAGTAGAAACTAAAGAGAATATTAAGCCTGAATTAAAAGTCATTATGGCTAAAGTAGATGCTAAAGTTAAGAACCCAGTTAAGAATTTAGAACTTAAAAACCTTATTACAATGGATAGAATGATAGATAGCGATATATCACTTGTTGCTTATAACAATACTGTTTTCTATATACCTAAAGATATTTATTTGAATCAGATCGCAATATTTGATAATAGGTCTATCTATAAGAATGTTGATTTAGTACAATATATTGATAATGATATAATAGGAATCAAGATTAAAAAATTAAAAGAAATAAAGTATCAAAAGAATATGCTACTTTTACAGATACAGGAGTTAAAAAATGGTTAAAGATATTAAAAAGAATCTTACAAACATAGTTGTTATTATTGGACTTATAGGAAGTATAGGTGCTGGGTTTGTTAAGTATGGCGAAGTTATGACTAAAATAGATGTATTGGAAAACGCATCTAAAACTATTGATATAGATTATTCTGCACAGATAGCTGTGTTAGAAGAAAAGGTTGCAGCATTAAGTGAACAACATGGTCATACTAAAATTTTAGTTAATGAAGCTGAAATCAAATTATTAAAAGTTCAAATTGAAGAAATAAAGGTAAGTACAAAAAATCCACTTCAATAAACTAAATGAAAATATCCCTCACTAAACCTCAATTGAAGGTTAGTAGTTCCGATAGTAGATTCAGAGTCTTAATTAGTGGTCGTAGATTTGGTAAGACTTATCTATGTATTACCGAGATGATGAAGTATGCAACAAAACCTAATCAGAAAATCTGGTATATAGCACCTACATTTAAAATGGCTAAAGAGATCGTATGGGCTAATCTAAAAGAGATGCTTAATCAGTTTAACTGGATAGAAGATATTAACGAAACTACTATGACTATTACGATCAGGAAATCTAATAGTACAATCTCATTAAAGGGTGCTGATAACTATGATGGGTTAAGAGGTAGTGGATTAAACTTTCTTATATTAGACGAGTTTGCAGATATAGATAAAAGAGCATGGTATGAAGTATTAAGGGCTTCTGTTGCTGATACATTAGGTAAAGTTTTATTCTGTGGAACTCCTAAAGGCTATGGTAATTGGTCATATGAATTATTTTTAAAAGGAAAGCAAGATGCAGAATGGGATAGTTACCAATATACTACTGTTGAAGGTGGTATGGTTTCAGCAGAGGAAATAGAACAGGCTAAACAAGACATAGATATAAGAACTTTTAGACAAGAATTTGAAGGTACATTTGAGAACTATGCTGGTTCTGTTTATTACAACTTCCACCCAGTTGATAATGTAGTTAAACAACAGATTGATTGGGAGAAGCCTTTACATATAGGAATGGATTTTAACGTAGACCCTATGTCAGCTTGTGTTGCACAATTAGAAAAAGATAAAGTAATATTTATTGATGAAGTAATTATTTATGGAAGTAATACAGACGAGATGGTGCAAGAATTAAGAGATAGATATGGTACTAAAATACCAATCTTTATATATCCTGACCCAGCTTCCAAACAAAGAAAGACAAGTGCTGGTGGGAGAACTGACTTATCTATTTTACAAAATGCTGGTTTCAAAGTTAAAGTTAAAAATAAACACCCAGCTATTAGGGATAGAGTCAATGCTGTAAATAGTAAGTTAAAAGATTCTACTGGAGTAAGGCATATTTTTGTTTCACATTCTTGCAAAACATTGATAAAAGGATTACAAAGACAGATATACAAAGAGAATACAAATATTCCTGATAAGGAAGATG